TAAGAATGAAAGTTATGAAAAAGGCAGACCAAGGCTTAAGCCAGTGGCTGATATGGAAAGAGATCCAACAAATCCTTACTCCATGTTGTCCTTAGAGCATTTGATCAACTTGCGCCATGCACCAACCTCCAGCAATATGGCAACTACTGAAGAGCTGTCCAATATCTTTTCGGACATTGAGGGCCTCGGCGTGCCGACTGAGCACGTGGTTAGGGTCATTTTGCAGATGGTCCTGTTTTATGCCGATTCGAGTAGTTCGAAGTATGTGGATCCCAATGGGGCTGAAATGTTTCCTGGTGGGTCAATACCTAGAGATTCGGTTCATGCAGTGTTCAATAAAAGGAGCACTGCTCGGAAAGTGGCTAGGCTGTATGCACCAATGGTGTGGAACTACATGTTACTCCACAAGAGACCACCAGCTGATTGGCAGGCCATGGGCTTTCCTTACGAGGCTCGCTATGCTGCGTTCGACTTTTTCGATTACGTGCAGAATCCAGCTGCGATTCAACCCGTGGAGGGTTTGGTGAGGCCACCAACTCCAGCTGAGAGGATAGCTCACACTACACATGCCAGGTTGGCCTTGGATAGGGGTGCTAGGGAAGAGCATTTTGGAAATTATGATACTGAAATCACAGGGGGTATTCGTGGTCCATCTATCAGAAGAGAGTTTCGACAATCAAGATGAAAGGTGGAAAACGCTTAGTCAGTTTGTATCTATGTGTGCTTAAAATAACAGGGCTGAGTTTGATGCCCTTTTGTATTAGAGCTTGTGAGTTGAGTAGACCTGATGTGACAACCAATGGAAAATCGCTGTATGCCAGAAGGCGTAGAGCGGTCAAGATTGGGAGATGCCACAGGTGCTATCGTGTGTTTCCCCCTATAGGGAATTCAAAGTGTGATAATAAAACCTGTAAACCAGGTATATCTTACAATTATCGTGTGAGGGATTATATCGTGAACGGAACATCTGAGGAGACGCCGTTCCCTGGTTATAATTTCTAGTCTGCA